GTCCATGAAGGCAACGGAAATGGCTACTAGGGTAGCAGCGTATAAGACGGCAATAGACAAAGGGTATTCAAAGCAAAAGGCAGCGTCATTAGCTAAGAACTTGACTGTTAATTTTGAAAAGAAGGGTGTGTACGGGAACTTGATTAACTCCCTTTACTTATTCGCAAACGCGGGGATTCAAGGCTCCGCTGTTATATTTAAGGCAATGAGTAAAAAAGGTGTTGGCGGTAATAGAGCAAGGGCTTTAGCAGGGTCTATTATTGGTATGTCTTTTCTTAACGCCATGATAAACGATTGGGTTGATGATGACGATGAAGTTGATAAGCTGACAGAAGTAGATAAAGAGCGTAATATGATATTTATGTTACCCAACAAAGAAAGGGTTACCATACCACTTCCGTATGGATACAATTTGCTTTGGGTTACGGGTCAGTTATCGTATGATATGGCTAGTGGTAATAAAACCGCTGGGGATGCGATGGCTTCATTTTTACGAGCCTTTGATGGGGCGTTTAACCCATTATCAAGTGGTAACTTAGGTCAAATGTTCACTCCGACTATTGCGAAACCATTCGTTCAGGCAGCTACAAACAGAAACTATAAAGACGCTCCTATAAAACCAGAGGACAGGCCATTCTCCCCTAAACTAAAAGAGTCGTCTAAATTTTTTAAAACCGCTAGGGGGAGTAGTAAAGCGGTAACAGACTACTTAAATAAGGTAAGTGGTGGGACGGAGGTTGTTTCTGGCAAGGTTGATATAAGCCCAGAGATAATAGACCACTACATAGACTTTTTAGGTGGTGGTTTAGGTAGATTTGTCGCTAACTCAGTAGATATTCCTTATAAAATAGCTACTGGTGAAGATATTTCGACAAACAATATACCCTTTGCTAGGATATTTTACAGAACTCCTAGTAGTGGGAGAGACCTACAAGTAATATACAGAACCATTGAGGACTCTTATAAGACTAAGTACACCGACCGACAGAAGCAAAAGTTTTTTAACTCTCTTAATTCTGCGCTAGAAGAACAGGTGATAACTGTAGATGAGTATGAGCGGTTTTTAGATGATTTCAATAAGGCTGAGATGATAAAATCTATTTCAGAGTCTAATCCAGATTTAATGTTAGAGGATATTAAGGAGATTTTGAAGGATTAAAACCTTACACCCTAACCCACGTGGTATTCGTACTTTTGCAAGTAAACTCATACGAACATGAAACTAAGACAAAAAATATACACAACCAAGGACACTTGCCCTCCTGCAACTACCGCAGCCTCGGGAACTATAACGTCTTCAGGTGATGTATTTACCACTACTACAGCAGTACTCTCAAAGGGGGCTTTTGTTTGGAATCCAACAGACGACGAACTCCTTGAGGTTATTAAGATAGACCGCGCAGGAACATCGGGTCAATTCAATAAAGCACCATCAACAGCTTTCGCGGCAGCAGCAAGTTACAAGTACGTAGCAAAAGCCGATGCAAAAGGAACGCTTTCAATCTCAGCAGCTTCTCCATCAGGGGGCGTGGCAGACGTTATTGATGAAGATGGAAACTCAATGGCTCTTCCCGTATCTACAAGCATTACAGGCAACTCTGAGGGCGCACAAGTAGGTAAGAAAGTACGCCCCGTAATTATAAACGGAGCAACTAATAACGCAACGGTATCTTACCCTCAATTCTCGTAAAAATATGAGTTGGATAGGGGATTTGGTAACCTTCCTGATAACCTCGGGGTTGTTGGGAATTTTGGCTAGGTACATAAAAAAGTCATCTGGGCAAAATATATTTGCTAAAGGCTTTTGGACTAAGGGGCGGTATCAAGAGCAGTTAAAGAAGGAGATTGACCGAACCACAGAACTCTACAAGGAGATGGACTACTTTCGGGATACCTTCAACTTAAAGAGTATTGACATTGTGGAATTTCATAATGGGGATTACATAAACGCAAGGTCAGTTCAAAAATATACAATGACATCTCAAATGTGTAGGGTAGGTGTGCCAGAGACGATGCATTTATATCAGGACAAGCCATTAGACGACCAGTACGGGCTTTTAAATCTGTATAAGCAACGTGAGGGTAATGTTGTGGTAACGGACAAGGACAACTTACCAAAAGACTCACCACCACTATTTTTGGAGAAGATGATACAGTTAAAAATAACGGGATATGTAGCTCTTGGTTTATTTGCAAATAAAGAAGATGTTTATCCTAGAGCGATTATAAGTTGCGTGTTAGACGAGGAGGCTAAACGAGATGGGCTTGATGTTGAGCTAAATATGCACAGCGACAAACTAAAAGCCTTAGTGCTATCTGGATTAAAGCCATGATTAGTTCTATAACCATATTAAGACTTTTGAACTCTAAGTGGACTTGGTTTGCTCTTCTTACCACTATCATAGTTGTGCTGTTCGGTATGTATCGTTCAGCTATGAAGGAGTCGGAAAGGTTAGAGGGTAATGCTGAGGCAGTTCGCGCACAGAACCAACGCACTATAAAAGCAGAGAATCTTAAGGTTGCTGAGATGGAAGAGTTTTACGCGGATGACTTACAGGTTCTTAGAGATAGCCTCGCGGTTAAACCAAAACAAATCATTAAGTACCAATACATTAAGAGCGTAAGAGAGGTAAGAGACACTATTGAAATCAGAGATACTATCATAAAAGGTGTTCCGTATTTTACGGCAAGCTACAACGACAAGTGTGTGAAGGCATCCTTTCTTTGGGTTAACGGAGATAGCTCAGGAACTTTTAACGTAGACGTAACCACTGACCTTTACATTGTAGATAGGTGGGAGCGTGAAAGATTGTTAGGCGCGAAGTTTCTACCTCGTTGGGGAAAGAAAGAAATCTTTGTTGACGTAATAAATAATTGCGGCTCGGACACGATTATAGAGAACAGAAGAATAGAAACAGATTAAAGAGTGGGAATAGGTAGAGAATATACAGGAATATCTGACACCCTTACTCATCTTGGTAATGGTAGCCAAGTGAATGTTGGTGGCTCTGGGGCTTTATTACCTTTAGGCAACGCTGTTCTTTTCGATGGCACTGATGACTATATTACTATGGGTAATGTTCTTAACGTTACTATTGGGGACTTTTCTGTAGCTGGATGGTTTAAAACCACAGGCACTGGGAATCAAGTTATTCTTGGGAAAAGAGATGGTGGTGGATTAGGGTGGCAAGTTTCTGTAAACTCGTCTAATGTCGCACTTGCTTTAGATGATGGAGGCTCAGTAGCTGTTACTGGCTCGACGGTTGTTTCAGATAATGAGTGGCATCATGTAGTATTTATTACTGATAGAACCACAGGGTACATATATTTAGATGGTCAGTTTGAGGTATCTGGTAGTGTAGCTGCGGTTAACGGGACTCTTACGAATGCCATTGACACAACTATAGGATGTAAGGTAAGTGGTGCAGGGACTCAAAATCTTTACGATGGTTGGCTCAAAGATATAATGTTCTGGGATAAAGCCCTAATGCCTTACGAGGTAATAGACCTTTACAATGAAGGTGCAGGCGCAAGCCCAGCCATTGACGCGGGAGGATATGAGTCTTCCGTGAACCTCCAAGGGTGGTGGAAGTTGAACGACACAACGAGTACGGCAGCAGATTCAAGTGGTAATGGTAACAATGGAACTTATACAAATTTCACAGGAACCTACTACGGCACACACTACAACTTCGAGAACTACTTAGAGTTTGATGGGACAGATGATTATGTATTATTAGACTCTGCCGTAGACTTAACGAGTGGATTATCTACAATTAGCTGCTGGTATAAGTCACCAGACGCTGATACAGGTACTATTTTCGGTAACTCGGCAAGTGCAAACATATCATTGAGACAAACCTCAGCAACTAACATTAGATTGTATCTTGCTGGGTCAGCGAATTTTACAATAGGAACATCCATATTGGCAAATGCTTGGCATCATTTAGTGATAGTCGTCGATGCCGCAAATAAAGCCAGAGTATATGTCGATGGGATTGAAAGCTCTACGGGGCAGCGAACGATAACACAATCTCACTTAACAATAGACCAGTTGGGTAGGTATGCTGGCGGTTCTGTATCTTGGTTCAACGGAGACTTAGACAGTTTAAGTGTGTGGGCAGGCACAGCAGCTTCAGCATCAGAAGTTACAGACCTATACAACTTAGGTCTAGGCGCAGACCCAACAACAGTAATAGCAAGCCCTAACTTATACTACGACTTCAATGAGTTCACATCCACTACCACAGTAGTAGACGAGTCGGGTAATGGTAATGATGGTACGATGACTAACTTCACTGGAACAGCTTTCAAAGGTTCTATAAGAAGGAATGCTTTACTATTCGATGGTTCGGATGATGCTATAACTATAAGTCCTTGGTCATCTGCTGCCACCAATTTTACAATAGCTTGTTGGTTCAATGTGCCAGAGTTCGCACCAACAGTAGGTGCTGGAATAATACTTTCAGATACAACTAACTTTGATTTTATTCATTTAAAAGACGCTACAACTATTAGAATGCGGTTTAACTCGGGAGCCTCTGATTTTTCATGGACAGTACCTACAATGGCGTTAGATACATGGCACGCACTTGTCATTACTAGAGATACAAGTAATAATGTCAAATGTTATGTTGACGGGGTAGAGTCTACTTCAGGGTCGTATTATGCTCCCACAACAATTAAGTTTCAGCGAATAGGTTATTATCCTTCCTCCGCAGCTTATGCTTTCGACGGAACATTGTCAAACCTATCATTAGACTCATCAAACGAAGCGACTGCCTCAGAAGCCCTTTCTTTTTATGAAAATCCACTTCTTAGCCCGTATGAGATATTCTCTTTTGACCCTGAATTTTGGTGGCCTCTTAACGGTGAGGATGCTGATGCAGTAGCTTACGATTTTAGTGGTAACAATAATAATGGAACACTTACAAACTTCTCAGGAGACTATTGGGTATATAGAGATTAAAACAAACAACAATGAAAACACTTATATTTTTTACAACAGAGGTAGCCCCATTTACAGCTACAACAGGAATGAATGTATCACCAATACCTTGTACTCTTACTGATGAACGTACTGGCTGGTACTTAAGTAAAGCTTGGCAAGAAGAGATAGAGGCTAAGGGAGTTACTGTAGAGCTTATTGAGAAGACTGATTTAGTACAAGAAGAGATGCTATGAACAACAACTTAAAAGAAATCAAGACAACTATTATAGGTTCAATCCTATTTTTAATTGGTGCGGGTATGGCTACTAAGGGATACTTCCTTGACCAAGTATATGCTTGGGGTGATTACGCTGTCCCTGCTGCTGTTATGGTGGCGGGTATTGGCTTTCTTCTTGCGCCAGATAAAGTACTAAACTTAATCCTTAGAAAGGCTAACAAGAAAATCGGAGAATAATATGGCAACAAAAAGAAAAAAAAGAAAGTCAGACCCCACGGGTTCTACTGCAAAAAAGAGTGTAACGCCTAAGAAAAAGGTAAACACATATAATAAAAGTATGGCTCAGATAAGGGCTGACAGGGCTGCTGCTGCGTCTAAGGTTAAAAGAGTCCCCATGAAGGGAAGTGCTTGGGCTCCTATTAGAGCGAAGCAAGCTGCGGCAAACACATCACCTAAACGAGTTCCAATGAAGGGGAGCGTTAGACCTAAAAAATATTAATCATAGGAGACCCAACAAAAAATAAAGGTTATTAAGAAACGTGGCTCAAAGTAGAACCAGAAACAATACCAGAAAAAGAAATAAGAAGCGCAATATGGGCAAGTTCCGTTCTATGTTCGAAAAGAACTTCGCCCAAGATTGTCAGAAAAAAGGTATTGATTTTGAATATGAGAACCTTAAGATAAAGTGGACGCCACCCCAGAAGACGTACAACCCAGACTTTATGTTTGAGAAGCACGACGGAAGCCTTATGATTATTGAGACTAAGGGGCGGTTCACCGCAGCGGATAGAACCAAGATGAAGATGGTTGTAGAGCAGCACCCTGAGTTGGATGTAAGGATGGTTTTTCAGAACGCCTCAAACAAGATTACAAAGGCTAGTGGTTCAAAGACTTATAAGGAGTGGTGTAAATACCACGGGATTAAGTGGAGTGAGAAGACGATTCCTGCAAGTTGGAGAAAAGAAATAAAGCAACAGATAAAGGCAGCGTAACAATGGTAAAACCAAGAAAAGGAAAGGCAAAGGTAAAAATTACTTCAAGTGGCAAAAAAGTAAGCTATGGTCAAGCAGGTAAAGCAAAAGGTGGTGGGCCAAGGGTAAGGCCAGGCACATCTAAAGGTGATAGCTATTGTGCAAGAAGTTTAGGAATAAAGAAAAGATTGTCTGCTAAAAAAAGAAATAACCCTAATACACCAAACAACCTTTCACGAAAGCGTTGGAAGTGTGTAGGTGCTAAATCAAAAAGATAAGCTATGCCTAAAGATGCTTGTTACAGAAAGGTTATGAAGAGTTACGGCAAGTGGTCGGCTCGTGCCGCACAAGCAACTGCTAAGTGTAGAAAAAAAAGTGGCAAGGTTAGAAAAACTAAAGCAGGTTCTGACTTAAAGAGATGGGATAAAGAGAAGTGGATAGACACTCGCACTAATAAACCCTGTGGAACAGGAGGTAAGAGTGAATATTGTAGACCATCAAGAAGAGTGTCTTCAAAGACACCAGTTACTAAAAAAGAAATGTCTTCAAAGGCATTAAAGAAAAAGCAATCTGAAAAGGCAAGGATTGGAAAGCAAGGTGCAGGAGGAAAAAAGGTTAAATCAGTTAAAAGAAGGAAGTAGTAATGGGAAACATAGGAACGTACTTACCTCAGAAAGCAGCGAAGGATTTACTCTAGCTACTTGGGTGGGTGCTAACGATGCTTATGTAAGAACAGCGTATGACCAAACTGGCAATGCAGCGGGAGGTTGTTGCTATGTTGAAAGAAATCGCGGGAAAGATAAACGAGAAACCAACAAAGAAATAGTTTCAAAAACTATTTAGACTATAGGTAAATGAGTAATGTAGGAGCGACATATACGGGGATAAATGTAAATGTAAGTGGAAGCGGTGGAGGTTCTTCTGCGCCTGAGTATGAGATAATTTATAAGGCATCTGATACTGACGCGGTTTCGAACCTAGACCCAGTGGGTCAAATGAACGACCTTTCGGGTAATGACAATCATGCCGTGCAGTCTTCTGGGGCCTTAAAGGCTGTTTATAATTCTAGTGACGTATCGTACAATAATGAACCATCTATTTCTTTTACTTTAGATTGGTATAGATATAATAAGGTGGTTCCCGTAAATTTATCAACTGGATTTACTCTTTGGTTTGTAGGGAGCGCTATAGCGGGGGCAAGGCTAGATTTAATGTCTACACCGCTGGATGTCTCTGTAGCTATAACGTTTTTTGAGGATTTTAATTATTGCAGGGTTCGTAATACTTTATCGGGGGCCTCGGTAACAGACCAATTAAGTGTACCCTCCAATGATTTCGAAAATGACGCTGTGTGGTTACTTGCTGGTGATGGGGCGAACATAACCATCTATAAAAACGGCGCTGTAGTGGATACGCAGACTCAGGATGTTGGCAATATGTTAGCTACCCATATTGGTCTTCGGGGTACATCAGTGACTACAGCGGGTACTTTGGTGGAGCAGAGATATAAGAACGCTTATTCAGTGAGCGACCTGAATACCGTAGGGGGCGAGCTTTGCACAAAGTACGGATTTACTTGGACAACAATAGTATAATGTATATAGCATCAACAAACATATTAAAGGACATAGCCACAATAGAGGAGAACACTAACTTTGGTTTGTGGGCTGACTCATATTTAGATTTTAACGGGGTGGCATACCTGAAGGTAAAGGATAGCGTTCTTAAAGTATTAGGAAATCCTACCACAGCAGACCTGAAGTGGGAACCAGAAGATTTAGGGGTTAAGTGGGTGAGCCTTCCCTACACACAAGTCCATATTTCTTCTGTAAAGGCAGATATGCTTCTTGGGGCGCAAAGAGGTATTGACATTACTTTAACGCACACAACGGCTCCTGAAGGCGTTACAGTACACTTCTCAGGGCCACATGGATTAGGTCAGTGGGATGTTGATACTTGTTACAACAAAATACTTGAACACATCCTTAACGGCGGCACACTAGAACACAACCCACAATACTAGATATGAGATTACAGGTAATACGATACCAAGATACGGGAGATGCCACTATGGGTCTTCTGTTTATTGACGGGGAGTTTGAGTGCTACACGCTTGAGGATGAGCATAGGG